AGTTCAAGATTTAATATCTGAAGGCGAGATAGAAGGTTTTGCTAGTGCATCAAAAGAAGGACTTACAAAAGGAACTACAGCTTATGACAACGCAAGTTTAAAAGATGTATTTCTTGATGATACTCCGATACTAAATTCAACAGCTACAAGTGCTAGTCCTGCTGACACTGATTTTAATTTTCAAGATGTAACTTTTAAATCAAAATTTGGAACATCAAGCCAAACAGCGATGAGTGGTATTCCTGCTGAAAGCAGATCACCAACTGGTGTTGGGGTTACTGTAACTACTTCTGCACCCGTGACCAGACAAGTTACTAATACCGATGTAGATGCGATTATTGTTACTTTAACTTGGCCTCAGATACAGGTAGCTGAAGATGATGGAGATATTCGAGGAGATACTGTCGAATATAAAATACAGGTTCAATATAATTCTGGTGGTTTTACAGATGTTATTAGTTCTTCTGTTAGCGGTAGAACAGCAGATGCTTATGCCAGAGATCATAGAATAAATGTTACTGGTGCTTTTCCTGTTGATGTAAGAGTAGTTCGAGTTACAGCAGATAGTACAGAAGCTAACAGAGTAAATGCTTTTGAATTTACCAGCCTTCAAGAAGTTATAGATAACAGTTCAACTTATGCTAATAGTGCTTATGTTGCTCTTCGTTTAGATAGTAAACAGTTCAATCGAATACCTACAAGAAAATATCGTATAAGAGGAGTAAAAGTAAGAATACCAGGAGCAGGTGCGTCTAGCTCTGGTACTCCGAGTGTGGACAATGCTACGGGTAGGATAGTTTATCCAAGTGGTTATATATTTAATGGTGTCATGGGTGCTGCTGTTTACACAAACTGTCCTGCAATGTGCTTACTCGATTTGCTTACAAATACTAGATATGGTCTGGGAAATCATGTTACAGACAGTAATCTAGATTTATTTAGTTTTGTAGCTGCAAGTAAATATGCAAATGAAGAAGTAGATGATGGAACGGGATCAGGTGCAAAAGAGGCTAGATTTAGTTGTAACGTAAACATTCAAAGTCCAAAAGAAGCATTTGCAGCAATAAATGATTTAGCAGGTGTTATGAGATGTATGCCAATATGGTCTGCTGGTTCTGTAACCATATCTCAAGATAAACCAACTACATCAAGTTATTTATTTAATTTAGCTAACGTAGGAGAAGCAGGATTTACTTATCAGGGAAGTAGTTTAAAGCAACGTCATTCTGTTGTTTCTGTAAGTTATTTCAACATGGATTCAAAAGAAGTTGACTTTGAAGTAGTAGAAGATGCAACTGCAATATCAAAACTTGGAACAATAGTAAAACAGGTAAAAGCATTTGCTTGTACTTCTCGTAATCAAGCTGCAAGATTAGGTCGTGCAATTCTTTTTGCTGAACAGAATGAATCTGAAACTTGTACTTTTACAACTTCAATAGATGCAGGAATTGTTGTAAGACCTGGATCTGTAATTGAAATAAACGATCCAGTAAGAGCAGGAGCAAGAAGAGGTGGTCGTGTTGTAGCTGCAACAACTACGACTATTACTATTGATGCTTTAGAGCAAACAGGTTTGCCAGTTCTTAATGACAATCCAACTATTAGCGTAATATTGTCTGATGGAACAGTTGAAGTGGGTTCGATATCCGATTTTACAGGTGCAGTTCTTACAGTTAATAGTGTTACAAAACCTGATGGAACAACCGCTTCTGCTTTTACTTCCGCACCAAATGTAAACTCTCCTTATTTAATATCTAGTACAACATTACAAACTCAATTATTTAGGGTAATTCAAGTTGAAGAACAAGACGATATTAATTATGTAATTACAGCCTTATCCTATGTTGAAGGTAAATATGCGTTTATTGAAGATGGAACTGCATTACCTACAAGAACTATATCTATATTAAATCAACCAGCTAGTCCTCCAAGTGCATTAACAGTTTCAGAACAAACAGTTGTTATAAATAGTATCGCTAGAAGTAAACTTATTGTTGATTGGCAACCACAAGTGGGTGTCACTCAATACCTTGTTAACTACAAAATAGAGAATGGCAACTATGTTTCTCAAGTTGTATTTAGTAGTGATTTTGAACTTTTAGATACTGTAAAAGGAACCTATACAATCCAAGTTTTTTCATATAACGCAAGAGGAGAAATATCTTCAAACTTTACTGAAACTACATTTGTAGCTCAAGGTAAAACTGCATTACCAGAAGATGTCTCTGGACTTACTATTGAGCCCATCAATGAACAGTTTGTAAGACTAAGATTTACACAAGCAACTGCTATAGATGTTCTGCACGGAGGTCGGGTTTATGTACGGCATACAAATCAAACTGGAGGATCTGCTACATTCCAATCTGCTCAAGATGTTATCGAAGCTGTAGCTGGTAATGCAACAGAGGTCATAGCTCCTGCTCTCGCAGGAACTTATCTTCTTAAATTTCAAGATGATGGTGGTAGGTTTAGTGCAAATGCAGCAAGTGTAGCTTTATCTATTGTTGATATTTTAGATTCTATCATCGTTAAAACTGATAGAGAAGATACTGATGGAACACCATATAACGGAACAAAATCTAATCTTACTTTTGATTCTACTCTTGGTGGATTAAAACTTACAGATCCAACAGCAAATGCTAGTGGTACTTATGATTTTGTAGATACTCTTGATCTTGGTGGTACATTCTCACTTGTCTTAAAAAGACATTTTCAAGGAGTTGGTTTCTATACAGGAGATCAGTTTGATAACAGAACAGACAATATAGACACTTGGACAGACTTTGATGGAACTATTGCTAATGATGTAAACGCAAAAATAGCTGTACGAACCACAACCGATAATCCTTCTAGCTCACCTACTTACACATCTTTCAATGATTTTGCTAACGGAACATTTAAAGGCAGAGGATTTCAGTTCAGGATTACTATAGACACAGCAGACACAGCACAGAATATGAATTTACAGCAAGCAGGATATACAGCAACTATGCCATCAAGAACTGAACAATCTTCTGTCATTGCATCAGGAGCAGGAGCAAAAGCAGTTACATTTACAGCACCATTCTTCGTTGGAACTTCTGGGTTAGGCAATCTAAATAATTTCTTACCTTCTGTTAACATTTCTCCACAGAATATGGCATCAGGAGATTATTTTGAACTTAGCAGTATATCTGGAACTGGCTTTACAGTTCACTTTAAAAACTCAAGTAATGCTAGTATTGATAGGAACTTTACCTACAGTGCTGTTGGTTTCGGCAAAGGAGGGTAACATGGAGAAAAATAGTATTTAATTGTGGCTGACGTAACTAATTACACTATTGAAAACGCTTCTGGAGCCAACGTAAGAACTGATCTTAATAATGTTTTTGCTGCTATCCAATCAAGTAATTCAAAATCCTCTGATTTAGCTTCAAGTCAATGTGTAGCTGGTATGCCATTTCTTAATACCACTACAAATATTTTAAAGATAAGAAATTCAAGTAATGGTGCTTTTACAGAGATAGGAAATATAGATCAAGCTAATTTAGGTTTGTTATCAAAAGCTGGCGGTACTATGACAGGTGCCTTGTTAATAGATAATTCTACAAGTGCATCAACTCCAGCTTTAAGTTTTGACGGAGATACAGATTTAGGTTTGTTTAGAAAATCTGCAAATGTAATGGGATTTTCTTCTAGTGGTACAGAGCAGATGATATTCGATGCTAATGGATTAACACTTCAAGCACAGAATGATCTTAGGTTTGCTGACGCTGATAGTAGCCATTATGTAGGATTTCAAGCACCAGCTACAGTTTCTTCTAGTCTAACTTGGACATTACCTTCTGCTGATGCTGCTGTTTCTGGCTACGCTCTTGTCTCTGACGCATCTGGAACGCTAAGTTGGGCTGCTGCTGGAGCAGGTGCAGTTGGTGGTGGTGGTAATGAAATATTCTGGGAGAATGACCAAACTGTTACACAAAGCTACACAATTACGAATGGTAAGAACGCTGGAAGTTTTGGCCCGATAGAAATTCAAAGTGGAGCTACTGTTACTGTTGGTGCAGGAGAAACATGGACTATAGTATAAAAATGTATATAATAAACTTAAGTAAAAACATGGAGGTTCGTAAGTAAATAATGGCTGTAGTTATAAACGGAAATGGTACAGTAACAGGAATTTCAGTTGGAGGTTTGCCTGATGGAATTGTAGATACTGATATGTTGGCTGCTAACGCTGTTACTGCTGCAAAAGCAAATCCAGGTCTAGGTAAAATTGTACAAACTGTTCATGTTGAAACCAGTACAAGAACTTCTTGTACTTCTGGAAGTTACGTTGATACACCATTAACTGCAAATATAACACCTTCTTCATCAAGTAATAAGGTTTTAATTATGGTAACTTCAGATTATTACGTTCCTTCTGGTACTGGTGGTGCCGTAAGTATTTTCAGAGGAAGTACAAACAGAGGACATTCTACTAACGGTTTTGGAGTAGTAGATGATGGTGGAGGTGGAATGTTTTCAATAATTTATGAAGATGCACCAAACAGCACTTCACAACAGACTTATACACTTAAATCTGTAAGAGTTAATGGTAGTGGCAGTTTTGATATCCCTAGAGATCCTAGTAAAGAACCTGCTTTAATGACTTTATTTGAGGTAGCACCATGAGAATAGAAAAGGAAAATATTATAAATCAACTGTATTCAAATGTTGTGGTAATTTACAATGATGGTGAAACTTATACAGCCAAAGACGCATCAGGGAATGTTGTATCTATAGATTTAGATGCTGTTGAAGCTGAATTTTTAAAACAAAATTATATTAATCAAAGAACAACAACAGGTACTACAACTTACGCACCAACTTCAGAACAAATGGCAATGATTTACGATGATATTATTGCTGGTAAACTAGATACAACTGGCAGTTTTGCTGCACATAACAAGTCCGTCAAAGACGCTAATCCAAAACCATGAGTCAAATCAAACTAAAGCATAGTGGTGGAAATGGTGTGATAATCGCAGCACCTAGTTCAAACCCTTCTGCTGATCGAACTCTCACTCTTCCTGGAGATGGTGATGGAGAAATTCTCACAAATGTTAGTCGAAAAGGTTTTTTTGCAAGACAAACAACTGCACATGATATTCCTACAGATACTTTTACAAAAGTAATAAATTTAACGACCGATTCAATAACTCAAAATTTAGGTTCTTCTTTTGCTGATTCAAGATTTACTGTTGCTACAGGACAAGATGGTGTTTATTTTATATTTGGTGGGGTTGGAATAGACGATATACAAAGAATAGATCATGTACAAATAAAATTTTCTGTAAATGGTACTTTACAAACTTTAATGCACGAAGAAAAATGTCAATTTCAAAATGGTACAACTCCTAACTTAATTGTTGGTACTGGTTTATTTGGTTATATGATTGATTTAAGTGTTGGTGATTATGTTGAATTATTTGTTCTTCATAATGAAGGTTCAACAGAGCCTACTGAAGAAGATCGAACATGGTTTGGAGGGTTTAGAATTTAATTATGGCTAGTTTATCGAATCAAATTAAGGCTTTTCTTATTAGTAAAGGTAAAACTGAAACAGAAGTTGAGCTTTTGTTTAGGAATTTAAGTAATACTGGTGATGCGGTAATTTTGATAAGTGATGGAAAAACTGTAAATATAAACAAATGGACAGTTGATGGTATATCGCAGCCTTCTATAAGTGATTTAAGTGCTTTTGACGCAGACGCAACAAACCTAGAAACCGTTGCCGTTATTTATAAAAATAGAATAAAAAATTATCCTTCTTTAGAGGAACAAATGGATATGCAGTATTGGGATAGCGTAAATGGTACGACAACATGGAAAGACGCTATTGCTAAAGTAAAATCAGACAACCCAAAACCTAGTTAAAAATGTCCGAACTCAAAGTTAACAGCATAAAAGGAACAGGAGCTAGTACAGCAGCTATCACGATTGATAGTTCTGCTGGAACGTGTACTGCCAATATTACTAATAACCTAAGTAATAGAAGAATTAACATAAATGGTCAGATGTCTGTTGTCCAAAGGGGAACAAGTATAACCTCTGAGGGATATACTCCTGATAGGTATTTTCAAAAATTTAGTGATGCTGGTAGTATTACTCACACTATTTCACAGCAAAGTCTTACTTCAAGTGATACTCCTTACTCTTTAGGTTTCAGATATTTTCAACGTCATGCTTTAAGTGCTGCTGGAACTGCTAATGCAGCAGCAGACTTACATACTCAACACACTATAGAAGCACAAGATATGGCACAATCAGGTTGGGATTATACTTCTACAAGTAGTTATTTATCAATTAGTTTTTGGGTTAGAGTAAGTACAAGTCAAAAGTTTTATTTAAACTTGAGGACAAGAGATGGCACAAGCCAAGCCTATAATATTCCTTTTACACCATCTGCTAATACTTGGACAAAAGTTACAGCACAAGTACCTGGAAATTCAAATCTTCAATTCGACACTGATAATGATAAAGGGTTACATTTAAATTTTTATAAGTTTTTAGGTACTGATGACACAGGAGGCTCTTCAGAAAATGCTTGGGCTGCTTATAGCGGAACAGCAAAAGTACCTAATATGGCATCAACATGGTTAACTGCTGGAGCATCTACATTTGATTTGACGGGACTTCAAGTTGAAGTAGGGAGCGTGGTAACAGATTTTGAATTTAGGTCATTTGGTCAGGAGCTTTCTTTATGTCAAAGGTATTATTTTAAATTAACGGCTGATGATAATGATTCTGTTTTTTTAGGTTATTCGACAAATGGCAGTGCTTTTTATGGAGAAGTGCCTTTTCCAACAGCAATGAGAACAATGCCGACATTTACTGGAAGTAGTACTGCTGCAAGGTATTTTTCTAGTAATACAAGTAATGATTTTACAATTTCAAATTTATCAATACATGGGGCGCATACTACAGCAAATCCACATCATACTAGTATGCACGTTTCAATAAGTAGTGCAGATGGTGGAACTGCGGGTGTCTGCCAAGTCCAAAATGATGTAGGCACTTTTGAATTTTCTGCGGAGCTTTAATTATGGCAACACGTTACAAACTTTATGCAAATACAACTGACGGCCAAGTTATAAATTCAATTAAAAGAATTTTAGATGATGGTACAGTTTCATCAATTCCAAAAAACGAAGCAAACATTGATTACCAAGAGTACCTTGAGTGGGTAGCAGAAGGTAATACCCCCGAAGCTGCTGATTAATTATGGCAATAATTCCAGGGAAAAAGAACTTTACTGTTGATAGGAGAGCAGACTTTCCTATTAAATTGACATTTAAAGATTCAACTGGATCGGCAATAAATCTAACTGGATATACTGTGGCTGCACAAGTTTATGATGAATCACGCTCCACAAAATATGCAGATTGGACAGTAGCCTATACAGATAGAGCAAATGGAATCATTGATATTTCTCTATCGGATACACAAACAGCTACTTTTACCCCAAGTATTTTGTTTTATGACGTATTGTTAACAGAACCTTCGGGTAGCAAAAACTATTATTTAGAGGGTAAACTATTTATA